GAACCACCTTGTACCTATAATATTTTAAAAAGAAAGGAAAAAGTGAAAAAAAATGAATAAGATTGAAGATATTATTCAAAGTGTTGCTGAACAAACTGCGAAGCACACAGTTCTTGAACTGCGAAAACAAGGAATGATGAAGGATGATAAGCAAACACCGTATCAGAAAACGGAAACACTGCTTTACAATTACAATTCATTTCTTGCTGCTATTGAGGATAAGGAAGAAGAAATCAATGAAATCCGTGTTACAGGTTTAAAGAAACATAGTAATAGTGTGATTCCAAATCCAGGATCAGGAACAATCGTACGTGAAACAAAGACCGAACAGCAGAAGATTGATGAAAAGATTGCCGATATTAGAGCCAGCATCAGTGTTACTATGAGATGTATTGATATTATTGATCAACAACTTGAACAATTAAGAAAGAATGAAGTATATTTTGAATTGATACCAATGAAGTATTTTCAAGGTAAGACCTATGAAGAAATTGCTGAACATTTTCATTGTGATGTAAAGACAATTTACAGGCAGAAAAAGAATTTGATAAATAAACTTCAAATAAGATTATTCAGTGATGATGTGATAAATCAATTGTATAGTTGACATTTGTTAAATAAATAAGACAAAGTAAGAAAAACGTGCCATTGTATGCTAGAAAATAAAGCGTATAATATAGGTATAGTTAAAATTGTATGATGAAGAATAAGCCAGGGAAACCCCTGGTTTTTTATATGAAAGGAAGTGAGAACATCATGAACAGAAAACAGAAACGTTTTGCAGATGAATATTTAATTGATCTGAACATCACACAGGCAGCCATTCGTGCCGGTTACAGTGAAAAGACTGCTTACAGTCAAGGACAAAGATTGATGAAGAATGTTGAAGTAAGGTCTTATATAGATGAACAACTTGAACAGATCCATAATGAAAACATTGCTGATACAACTGAAATCATGATGTATCTTACAAAGGTTATGCGTGGTAAATCATCTGCAACGGTGGTTGTCGTTGAAGGTAATGGTGATGGATATAGTTCAGCAAGAACAATGGAAAAAGAACCTGATGAACGTGAGCGTTTAAAAGCTGCTGAACTATTAGGTAAACGTTATGGTATGTTCAAAGATACAGTAAATGTTGAAGGTGCTATTCCAGTTGTAATTACGGATGATCTTGATGAAGATGATGAACCTGAACCGCCTGATGAATTTAGCGGATAGAAACACGTTAGTAACAAATATGCTTAAATTAACACTATTCATGTGATTAGGATTTATTACACCATGAAAAAGATGAAAATATCGCTAAAAAAGGTTGTAGGTAAAGGCTACAATCGTTTTTGGCATTTCAAAGGCAGATACAGGGTATGTAAAGGTTCACGTGCTTCTAAGAAATCAAAAACAACTGCTTTATGGTATATAACCAATATGATGAAATATCCAGGTGCTAATACACTTGTTGTACGTAAAACATATAGAACACTTCATGATTCATGCTTTACTGAACTTAAATGGGCAATAAATCGCTTAGGTGTATCTAATCACTGGGAAATCAAAGAATCACCGTTAGAAATGACTTACAAGCCTACTGGTCAAAAGATTTATTTCAGGGGTTTAGATGATCCTTTGAAAGTAACATCAATTACAGTTGATGTTGGTTCATTATGTTGGATGTGGATTGAAGAAGCCTATGAAATCATGAATGAAGATGATTTCAATATTCTTGATGAATCTATACGTGGTCAAGTTGATGATGGTTTATTCAAGCAAATAACATTGACATTCAACCCTTGGAATGAACATCATTGGATGAAAAAACGTTTCTTTGATGCACCATATGATCCTGATATATTGGCTATGACAACCAATTACATGATCAATGAATTTTTGGATGCAGCAGATAGAAAAGTTTTTGAAACCATGAAAGAACAGAACCCACGAAGGTATCGTGTGGCTGGTCTTGGTGATTGGGGTATTGTTGATGGATTGATATTTGAAAATTGGATTGAAAAAGAATTTGATATTGATGCCATCAGGCAGATGAAAAATATCAAATCTGCATTTGGTCTTGATTTTGGTTATACAAATGATCCATCTGCATTATGGTGTGGGTTCATTGATCCATCAAATAAAATTATCTATGTGTTTGATGAAATGTATGAAAAAGGTATGAGTAATGAGCGCATCCATACTAAAGTAACAAAGATGGGTTACGCAAAGGAACAGATCACCGCAGATAGTGCTGAACCTAAATCAATAGACCGTTTACGTGAATTGGGTTTATCCCATATCAAGAAAGCACGTAAAGGTAAAGACAGTATTAACAGTGGTATTGACTTCATACAAGACTTTAAAATTATCATTCATCCAAGATGTGTGAACTTCCTTACAGAAATAAGCAATTACACCTGGGATGTTGATAAGTTTGGTAAAAAGCTGAATAAACCAATTGATGATTTCAACCATTTAATGGATGCAATGCGTTATGCACTTGAAGGATTCAGTTTAGGAAATACATTCAGTTTTGATTGATAGAAACACGTTAGTAACATAAACCCTTGAAAATTGCTATAAATCAAGGGTTTTTATTTATGACAACATGAGAGGAGTGATTGAACGTGTTGAATTTTGGAAGATTTCAAGATTTTCTATATAGGTTCTTATTTGAAAATCAAACAGAAATATTACAAGACAGTGAAATGATCATAAAAGAAATCAATGCCTTCAAGCACTCAAGAAGAAGGCTTGATATGATCAATGGTGAAAGATATTATGATGGTAAACATGATATTATTCACCGTAAGCGTCAAGTAATTGGTGTAAATGGTGAATTAGAAGAAGTAGATAACTTACCTAATAATCACATCATTGATAACCAGTATGCTAAAATGGTAAATCAAAAAAAGAATTATTTACTTGGGCAGCCAATAACATTCAATACAGATAACAAGCAATATTCAGAAGCATTAAAGGAAGTTTTCAATATGCGTTTCATGCGTACAATGAAAAATTTGCTTGAAGATGCACTAAATGAAGGTATTGCCTGGTTATTTGTTGGATATGATGAACAAGGGCATTTGAAGTTTACTAAATTAAGCGGTTATGAAGTTATACCGCTTTGGAAAGATGCTGATCATACTGAATTGAATGGTGCAATTAGGTTTTATCCCTATGTAAAATTTGAAGGTAAGGATAAGAAAACAGTTTATAAAGTTGAAGTCTATGATTCAAATGGTGTTTATCGGTTTGTACTTGATGATGGGAAACTTTATACAGATGATATGCCATATGAGCCTTATATCACTGTTGCTTATGATGATGGAACAGAAGAATGTTTAAATTGGCTTAATATTCCATTGATACCATTCAAGTACAACAGTAAGGAAATTCCATTGATCAATAAGGTTAAAAGTCTTCAAGACGGTATCAACACCATTCTTTCAAACTTTCAGAACGCAATGGAAGAAGATACACGCAATACCATTTTGGTACTTGTGAATTATGATGGTGAAAATCTTGGCGAATTTAGAAAAAATTTATCCACATATGGTGCAGTAAAAGTTAAATCAATTGATGGTAATACTGGTGATGTTAAAACATTACAAGTTGAAGTAAATTGTGATAACTATAAAGCAATCATTGAAATATTTAAAAAAGCGATCATTGAAAATGCAATGGGTTATGATGCTAAAGATGATCGTTTAAAAGGACAACCAAATCAAATGAACATACAATCTATGTATAGTGATATTGATTTAGATGCCAATGATATAGAAACAGAATTTCAAGCATCATTTGAACAATTGCTATGGTTTGTCAATTGCTATTTTGCAAATAGTGGATATGGCGATTTTTCAAATGAAGATGTAGAAGTTATATTCAATCGTGATATGTTAATCAATGAAGGTGAAATCATAGATAATGTTAATAAATCAACTGATCTATCACTTGAAACAAGGCTTGCCAATCATCCATGGATTGATGATGTGGATGCGGAACTTGAACGTATCAATAAGCAGAAAGAAAACGAACTTAACGAATATATGGGCGCATTCCCTGGTAGTCCTCCTTCTGCCAGGGGTGATCCCAATAAAGATGGTGATATAAATGAAGAATAGTGAATACTGGAAAAAACGATTTGAACAGTTGGAACAGGCTTCACATGATAAAGGTATAAAATATTGCCATGAATTGAATGAACAGTATGAAAAGGCAGCAATTGAACTTGATAAGGAAATACGAAGTTGGTATCAACGTTTGGCAGATAACAATGGCATTTCCTTAACAGAAGCAAAAAAGATGTTGAATGCAAATGAACTAAAAGAATTTAAGTGGACTGTTGATGAATATATTAAGTATGGTGAACAGAATGCACTTGATAAAAGATGGATGAAACAGCTTGAAAATGCTTCTGCTAAATTCCATATTTCAAGGCTTGAAGCGTTAAAAATACAAACACAGCAAGCAGTTGAGAAATTATATGGAAACCAGCTTGATGATATAGATCATCTTATGCGCAATGTATATACTGATAATCTTTATCATGCTGCTTTTGAAATTCAAAAAGGTTTTGGTGTCGGTTCAAATTTTGCAAAAGTTGATGAAAACAAACTTTCAAAAATATTATCTAAGCCTTGGGCATTAGATGGTAAAAACTTTAATGAAAGAATTTGGACTAACAAACAAAAACTGATAAATGAATTACAAACTGAACTTACCCAAATGTGTGTTTTAGGTAAATCACCTGATGAATCAATCAAACGTATTTCACAAAAGTTGGGTGTTTCTTATGGAAGAACTAAAACATTGGTTATGACCGAAGCAGCTTATTTCACTTCTATATCTGATTATGATGCTTTTAAAAAATTAGGTGTAGAAAGATATGAGATAGTAGCAACACTTGATTCACTTACATCTGAAATATGCCAAGAAATGGATGGAAAAACATTTGATTTAAAAGAATTTGAAATTGGCGTAACCGCACACCCTTTTCATCCAAATTGTAGAACTGTTGAAGTTCCTTCTTATGATGATATTGATGATAATGGGGAACGTGCTGCACGTAGTGAAGATGGTAAAACCTATTATGTTCCAAAAGAAATGACGTATCATGAATGGGAAAATACAATCCTTGAAGGTGGAAATAAGGATAAGTTGAAACCTGTTGAAAACAGTGGTATGATGAAAGTGAGAAAAGATGAATGGATAGGATTAGATTTTGTAAATGAACTTTCAAAAGCATCAGCAATTGCTAAATTACAAGATACTTATGGAATCCAGTTCAAAGATTCAAAGAAATATCCAATTGAAGAATCTATAATCACAGATAATGTTGCATGGATGGATTCATTCTCTGCTGAATATCCTGATTTCATGCAAAAGAATCCTTGTCATATCCCTATGATCGTAAATCATCCACCAAGTAAGATGAAAAATGCAGTTGGTTATTATTCGTATTACAGTTCAGCAAAAGTTGAAGAATTAGCATTGAATGCCAAGTATCATGGTGATAAAGATTTCTTCAATACTTATCTCACCAATGCTATTAAATCAAAATGGACTGTTGAAAACGCTACTACAAGAAGTACATTTGTTCATGAATTTGGGCATCATGTTTCTAATTCAATGAAACATATTAGTAAAAATCCACGCTGGGAACATGATTTCATCACTGAATGTATAAAAGAGTTCAAAGAAATTGAACCTGATTACAATTATGAAACCTATGTAGGTATGGGTGATTATGTTAGTAGATATGCTACATCATCAGAAAGTGAATTGTTTGCAGAAGCATTTTCTGAATATTTTGGTGGTAAAAATCCAAGAAAATTTGCAAAGTTATTTGGACATAAACTTGAAAAAATATTGAAAGGGGTGAAATGATCATGCTAGAAGAACCACGTTGCATCAAAGAAGGTTGGGTTATTTTAAATGATAAAGAAGAATGGACTTTGAAACCTGATTCCCCTTCCTGGGCAAAAAAAGAATTTGAAGAATTTATGAAAGCAGTGAATCCTACACCTGTTGATGGTGTGATCACTCATTACTAGGCATCCCAATTTATTGGATGCTTTTATTTTATACAAATGAAAGGATGGTAAAACCATGAAAAAAGAAGATTTTATTGCATTAGGTTTAGATGAAGAAACAGCAAAGAAATGTGCAAAAGCATCAACTGATGAACTTGCAACTTATGTACCTAAAGCACAATTTGATACTGTTGTTACTGAACGTGATACAGCAAATAACACAATCAAAGAACGTGATACACAGCTTGAAACGTTGAGAAAATCAACTGGTAATGTGGAAGAATTACAGGAAAAAATCAAAACATTACAAAATGAAAATACACAAGCTGCTGAAAAACACGCAAAAGAAATAAAGCAGTTAAAAATTGATAGTGCAGTTGAAAGTGCATTGATGGCTGCTGGTGCAAAAAACATGAAGGCGGTACGTGCCTTACTTGATATTGATGCTGAAAAGGTCAAGGTAAAGGAAGATGGTTCACTTGATGGTTTAAGCCTGGATGAACAAATCAAGAAACTACAAGGTGCGGAAGATTCCAAATTCATGTTTAAAGAAACAAAAACAAAGTTTAAGGGTGCAAATCCTAACAATCCGCATATTGATGATCCAACGCAAAAAGGTGTTAAGGATATGACATATGAAGAATTGTGTAAATACATGGAAGAAAACCCTGATGCCAACTTAGAATAAAGAGAGGATGATGAAAAATGGCACAATTTGATTCTAAAAGTTTTAACGAAAAAGCATTCAAATATTCGGTAGATCGTGTACCAAATATGCGTATGAATGAAATTAAGAAATCTAAAGCATTAGCTGCTAATCCTGAAATTAAAGCGGTTTTTGCTAATCAGAATGGTACTGCATATGCAAAGATTGCAATGCGTGGATTGATTGACGGTGAAGCAGTCAATTATGACGGTAAGACTGATATTGAAGCATCACGTACAAAAACGTTTGAACGTGGTGTTGTCGTAGTAGGTCGTGCTAAGGCATGGATCGAAACAGATTTCAGTTATGAAATTACTGGTGGTGTTGATTTCATGCAGAATGTAGCAGATCAGGTTGCAGAATATAAAGATACACTGGATCAAGATACAATCCTTGCAATCATGAAAGGTATTTTTGCAATGACAACAGGTAACAAAAACAAAGAATTTGTTACCAAGCACACTTATGATATTACTGAACGTGTAGAAGGTAATTGTGGTGTAGCAACCTTAAATAGCGCAACTAACCAGGCTTGTGGTGCTAATAAGAAGAAATTTACTATGATTTTTGCACATAGTGATGTTGCTACAAACTTAGAAAATAAGCGTTTGATTGAACACTTAAAATATACTGATGAAAACAGTGTAACACGTGATTTGGATTTATATACTTGGAATGGTAAATTGCTTATCGTTGATGATAGTATGCCAGTTGAGTTAATCAAAGCACATTACATCAAATGTAATCCAACTGATCCAGGTGCATTAAAAGTTGTTGCTGATGATGCAACAGTAAATCCAGGTGAAATCAAAATTGCTGATACAAAGATTACTGGTATCAAAGCTGGTGAATACGTTTATTACATTGCAGATTGCAATAAATATACTTCATATGCTTTAGGAACAGGTTCTATTGATTATGAAGATGTTGGTGTAAAACACCCTTATTCAATGTCAAGGGATGAAAAAACAAACGGTGGTGAAGATACATTGTATATGCGCCAACGTAAAGTATTTGCACCTTTTGGTTTATCTTATGAAAAAGTAAACCAGGCTTCCCTTTCCCCTACTAATGAAGAATTATCAGATGGTTCTAACTGGTCATTAGTGTGCAGTGGTGAAGCAAAAGAAGCTGATCGTTCTTACATCAATCACAAAGCGATTCCACTTTGTAGAATTATTTCACGTGGATAACCAATAAAGGTAGGATGTGGTGAACATGGATATGAAAGATGTAATTCTTTCTTTGTTGATGGAAAGTTCAACAATAACTGAAAAGTTTATTGAACTTACACTTTCCAGGCTTAAATCATTAACCTATACTGTAAAGAATGATGATGCGTTCGCATTATCTTTTTTATTGCAAAAGGTTGAAAACACCATCAGAAATTCATGTAATACTACATCTATTCCTGATGGTTTAATTTTTATTGCAGTTGATATGGTTTGTGGTGAATTTCTGATGAATTTAAAACAAACCAATTCACTTGGTGATTCCTTTAATGCAGAAATGGCAATCAAACAAGTTAAACTTGGTGATGCTGATGTTTCTTTTGATGATGAAAATGAAAATAAAAAGTTGGATGAATTATTCTCTTATATGATGAATCATGGGAAAGGTGAATTTATATGTTATCGAAAAATACGCTGGTAAAAATGCGAAAAGCGATTGAACGTATGTATGATCATACTTGTGATGTAATCATAAAAGAAGAATACGAAAAACCAAATCATTCTACTGGAATGAGAGATAAAACAATTCTTTCAAATCAACCATGTAGAATTTCTTTTTCCACTGTAAGAGAAACGGAAAAAGATTCCAAAGCATCAAAAGTTGTTCAAAGTATTAAGTTATTCATAGCACCTGAAATAAAAATACCGCCTGGATCAAAAATTCTTGTTTTACATGATGGTATTGAAAGTTTATTTTCAAATAGTGGTGAACCAGCAACATATCCTACACATCAGGAAATTTCTTTGGAATTATTCAAAGGATGGGCATGATATGGGAATTGGGAAAACAACTTGTAATATAAACGAACTTAAAGATTTAAAAAAACAGTTAGAAAACATTATCAATGAAAAAGATGAAATACTGATTTCATTGACTAATGAAATCGCTGGAAGATTGTGGTCAAAAACAAGAAAAAGAACACCAGTTGGAAACTATCCAAATAAGAAAAAACATGGTGGTACGTTAAGACGTGGCTGGACTGTTGGTGAAATCAGTGTAAACAATGGAGTTTATACGGTTGAAATCATAAACAATGTTCATTATGCACCTTACGTTGAGTATGGGCATAGAACACGAAATCACACAGGATGGGTGAAAGGTCAATTCATGCTAACAATATCTGAACAAGAGATTAACCAAAACTTAGAAAAGATAATAAACATGAAATTGAATAAAATATTGAAGGATGTGTTTAAATGATAAACAAAATAATTGATGCAATTTGTAATGCTTTGTATGAAGAATTTGGTGATACTTATAAAATTTATACAGATAACATTGAACAGGATTTGAAAGAACCCTGTTTTTCTGTATATTGCATAAATCCAATGAAGAAACAATTCTTTGGTAAAAAATATAAAATCAGTAATTTATTCATGGTTCTTTATTTTCCTAAAGATCATGATGAGCCTTCATTTGAAATAAATGAAGTAACTGAAAGATTATTTAATTGCCTTGAATACATTCAAGAATCAGAAGATCTTATTCGTGGAACTGATATGATACCTGAAACTGTAAATGAAGTTTTAAATTTTAAAGTAAAATATGAGTTCTTCACTTTTGAATCAGAAAAAGTTGATGCAATGGAAGAACTAAGTGAATCAACGATTGCGAAAGGATGAAACATATGGCAAAAGCAAAAAAAGAAATAAATTTAAAAGATGATACTTTTACAAAAAATCAGATTTTAAATTCAAAAAAGTTCAAAACATATAAAGATGCTTTGAACGTTATTTTGAATGAAGATAAACAATATACAATCAGTCAAGTTGAAATGCTATTGACTGAATTTATGAAAGGAAAGGTGAACTAATATGGCATTAGGTGGTGGAACATTTACAACCCAAAACAAAAAATTACCAGGTGCTTATATCAATTTTGTATCGGCAAAAAATGCTAGTGCAACATTATCTGATCGTGGTATTGCAGCTATGGCATTCACGTTAGATTGGGGTGTTGATGATAAAGTTTTTGAAGTTACTGCTGATGATTTCAAGAAAAATTCATTGAAATTGTTTGGATATGACTATTCACACGATAAAATGAAAGGCTTACGTGATCTGTTTTTAAACATCAGAACATTGTATGCTTACAAATTAAATTCTGCTGGTGCAATAGCATCCAATGATTTTGCAACAGCATTGTGTAGTGGTATTCGTGGTAATGCTTTAAAAATCGTTATTCAGAAAAATGTGGATGATACAACACTTTATGATGTGTCAACATATTTAGATACTGTCAAAATTGAAACACAGACAGTAAAAACTGCATCAGAATTAAAAGCAAATGATTTTGTTGAGTTTAAAAAGGAAGCAACACTTGCTGTAACTGCTGCAAAGCCATTAACTGGCGGTACAAATGGTAGTGAAGTTACTTCTGCTAATCATCAATCATTCTTGAATAAGATCGAATCTTATTCTTGTAATGCGATCGGTGTTGTATCAGAAGATGTAGCAATCAACAAGTTATATTCTGAATTTGTGAAACGTTTACGAAACGATTATGGTATCAAATGTCAATCAGTAACGTGGCATAACGCAGCAGATTTTGAAGGTAATATCAATGTTAAAAATGAAACTACTGATGATGGTTTCAATAAAGCTGCAATCTGTTATTGGGTTACAGGTATTATTGCTGGTTGTGAAGTTAATAAGTCAAATACAAATAAATTGTATAATGGTGAGTTTTTACCTAAAGTTGATTTCACACAAGCAGAATTAGAAACGTGTATTGATCAAGGCGAATTTGTTCTTCATCAAGTTAGTTCAGATGTACGTGTATTACTTGATATTAACAGCTTAGTTTCTTTAACTGATGAATTAGGTGAAGTATTCCAGGACAATCAAACAATTCGTGTCAATGATACAATTGCTAACAGTGTAGCAATTCTATTCAATACAAAATATCTAGGTGTTGTACCTAATGATCAAAGTGGGAGAATTTCTTTATGGTCTGATATTGTAAAAATTTTTAATGATTTAGCAACCATTAGAGCAATTGAAAATTTTGCTGCTGATGATATTAGTGTGGATCAAGGAAATAGCAAAAAATCTGTTGTTGTCAATAGTGGATATAATGTGATCAATGCATTCAATAAACTTTATATGACAACAACAGTCGCATAAGAAGGATGGTGAAGAAAAATGAAAAATAACATTGTAATGAAGTCAAAAGATGCTTTAGCAGCATCACTTGCTGAATGTTTTTTGACTATTGACGGTAATCGTTATAATTTTATGCAAGCAATCAATCTTGAAGCAAAATTTAACAAGACAAAAACGAAATTACCTATTCTTGGTAAGACAGGTAAAGGTAATCGCTCGACTGGATGGGATGGCACAGGAAATTGTACGTTCCATTACAATACATCCATTATTCGTGAAATGCTTTTGAAATATAAAGAAACTGGCGAAGATACTTATTTTGAAATGCAGATCACAAATGATGATCCAACATCTTCTGCTGGTAGACAAACAGTAACACTGATGGAATGTAATCTTGATGGTGGTGTTTTAGCAAAATTTGATGCTGATGGTGAATATCTTGATGAAGAATTGGATTTCACATTTGAAGATTTCCAAATTCCTGAAAAATTCAAATTGCTTGATGGAATGTTATAAGAAAGGTAAGGTATATAGCAAATGTCAAAATTTAGTAAATTTATGAAAGCAAATAAAGTGGTACGTAATAATACAACTTATGCTGCCACTTCTTCCCTGGTTGATCCTGAAACTGGAAAACCTCTTGAATGGGAATTAAAACCATTGACTACACAGGAAGTTCAAAGAATCCAGGATGAATGCACAGTTGAAGTACCGACTGGCAAACCAAATGTATTTAGAACAAAAATGTTAACGACAAAATTTGTTAAAAAGTTGATTTGTGCTTCTGTTGTTGTACCTAATTTATATGACGCAGAATTACAAGATTCATATGATGTCAAGACGCCTGAAGAACTGCTTGAACAGTTGGTTGATGATCCAGGTGAATACAATGCATTTTCTATGTTTGTTCAGAAGTTCAATCATTTAGATAAAGGACTTCAGGACAAGGTGGATGAAGCAAAAAACTAATCAATGAAGGTGATGGTGAAGCAAATATTGCTTACTATTGCCTTCATAAATTGCATATTTTACCATCACAGTTCTTAGAACTTGATGAAAATGAAAAAGCCTTTGTAATTGCTGCTATTCAGATAAAAGCAGAATCAGATAGGAAGAAAGCAAAAGAAGCTGAAAGAAAAGCAAGGAAGAAATAATAGACTGTTTCTTCCTTTTTTAATTGAAAGGAAGGTGAGAACAATGAGTATCGGAACTAAAGTTGAATTACAAGATGGTATAACTGCCCCATTGATGGATATGGTAAACAGTTTACAAATGCTAATAAATTCATTTGAAACAGTGAATAGTGTTTCACAAAATCCAATTGATACTGCTAGTTTAGACTTAGCACGTGATAGTGCAAATCAAGCAGCGGCTGCAATTGAAAGATTAAATGAAACAACTGCTGCACCTCAAATCAATCAACCTATTACTCCAACAGTTGATAGCGTAAATCCAGTTATAACTCCTACTGTAACACCAACGACTGTTACTGCTGAAACAGATACTTCATTGAATCCTTCTGAACCTATTCAAGTACCTGTTGAACCAGTTGATGTACCTATTAACCCAATTGATCCAGTACAAGTACCTATTGAATGGGTAACACCATCTAATATTGATGTATTTACTGGAAGTGGAATTGAAAGATTTGAACAAGAAGTTAGTTCAGCAAATTCAATGTTGGATGATGTTATTCATAATCAACAAAATATCGCAAATCAAGCATCAAATACGGACTTATTCCCTGATAATATGGTTAATGATATAAACTCAATCAATAGCAGAATTATCAATTTAAAAAATTCTATTGAACATTTGAGTAATAGCCAAATTGATGATATGGGTGCAGATCAGGTAAATAATCAAATTGAAAATTTACGTGAACAATTAAACACCGCTATTAAACTGCAAGAACAACTTTCCTCTGCTATGAGTGATATGGATATAGGAACAGCAAATCAAGCCTACAATCAATTAAATAACACCATAGACAGCGCAGAAAGAAACATTAGGGATAATTTGAATGCACAAAATGATTTCAATAATTCTATAAATGAAGGCTCATCCCTGATGGATGGCTTAAAAGGAAAAATTGGTGCTGCTTTGGCTGCATATGCTTCTTATAAAGGTTTGGAAAAAGTATTTGATGTATCAGACACTTTGACACAGACAACAGCACGTTTGAATTTAATGAATGATGGATTACAAAACACTAAAGATTTACAAAATATGATTTTCTTATCTGCTGAAAGATCAAGATCATCATATGAAGCAACTGCTGATGTAGTTGCTAAATTAGGTCAACGTGCTGGTGAAGCATTTGATTCTAATGTTCAAACTATACAGTTCGCTGAAAATTTGAATAAAATGTTTGTTATTGCTGGTGCAAGTCAAGAAGAAATGAGCAGTGCATCTTTGCAGTTAACACAGGCTTTAGGATCAGGTGTTTTACGTGGTGAAGAATTGAACGCAGTATTTGAATCTGCACCTAATGTAATTCAAACCATTGCTGATTATTTAAATGTTCCAATTGGGAAAATACGTGAAATGGCATCAGATGGTCAAATTACTGCTGAAATTGTGAGAAATGCAATGATTGGCGCAACTGATGAAATCAATCAACAATTTGAATCAATGCCAAAAACATTTTCACAGATAGGAACAAGCATTCAAAATAATACATTGATGGCATTTCAACCAATCCTTCAAAGATTAAATGAAATAGCCAACAGTGAAGCGTTTGATTCCTTAGTTGATGGTATTGTTTCATCTATGGTCATTGTCGCTGGTGTAGTTACCGAAATATTTAATATGGTGGCATCTGTTGCTGGTTTTATATCTGAAAACTGGTCAATCATTGAACCTTTAATGATTGGGGCATCTGTTGCATTGGGTGCTTATGTTGCTGCTTTAGTTGCATATAACACAGTGCAACTAATAACAAATGGGATCAAAGCAGCCGCTACAATAGCTGCTAATATTCATGCTGCTGCATTGATGATGGAAAGTGGTCAAACATTTGCTGCAACCACAGCACAATATGGCTTTAACGCAGCATTATTGGCTTGCCCTATCACATGGATAGTAATTGCTATTATCGCTATTGTAGCAGCATTATATGCTGGAATAGCAGCATGGAACAAATTTACAAATTCTTCTATCAGTGCAACAGGAATTATCGTTGGTGCAATTTTCAGTGCTGGTGCATTCATAGGAAATTTATTTGTTGCAATTGTGAATTTTGCTATTGATGCATTCGGTGTATTATGGAATTTCATAGCAGCTTTTGCAAACTTTTTTGGTAATGTGTTTAATGATCCAGTTGGTTCAGTTGCTAGATTGTTCTTTGATTTGGTTGATACAGTACTTGGTTTACTTGAAAGTCTTGCTAGTGCAATTGATACAATTTTTGGTTCTGATTTAGCTGGCGCAGTTTCAGGATGGCGAAATAATCTGAACAGTTGGGTTGATGAAACCTTCGGTAAAGGTGAAGAAGTAATGGAAAAATTTGATGCTTCACAATATCACCTTGGAAGGTTTGAGTATGGCGAAGCATGGGATGCTGGTTATAGCGTTGGTGAAGGAATAGAAGATTCCATTTCAAATTTTGATCCTAGTTCACTATTTGATTCTAACATTCCAAATCCTGATGATTATGCAAACGCTATGAATGGTGCTTTGGATGGTGGTTCGCTTGGTGCTGGTGTTGGTGATACTGCAAACAATACCAAAGGTATAAAGGATTCACTTGATATAACTGAACAAGATTTAAAATATTTAAGAGATATTGCAGAACAAGAAGCGATAAACCGTTTCACAACTGCGGAAATCAAGATTGAAATGAATAACAATAATACAATAAATTCTGAAATGGATTTAGATGGTATTGTTGATCATTTGAAAACAAAAGTTGAAGAAGAAATGGAAATCGCAGCGGAAGGAGTGCATGAATAATGTATAAATTTTTTGTTGATAAAATGTTATTACCAATTACACCTTCAAAAGTTGAATTAGCAATTAAGAATAAGAATAAAACTCTTGTTCTTATTAACGAAGGTGAAATAAATATTTTGAAGAACGCTGGGTTGACTGAAATTAAATTTGATATGTTGATTCCATGTGTCAATAATTATCCTTTCGCAATCTATTCTAAAGGCTGGCAACCAGCGGAATCATACTTGAAAAAACTGGAAGATTTAAAAATTTCAAAGAAACCCTTCCAGTTTATTATTTCAAGAATATACGGTAAGAAAGTTTTGTTTGATACGAACATGAAAGTTGCATTGGAAGATTATAAAATCGTTGAAGATGCAAAAGAAGGTGATTGTATTAAAGTAAGTGTAGCATTAAAACAGTATCGTGATTATGGTACAAAAACAGTAAATATTAAACTTGATCCTTATAAACCAAAACCAGTAGTAAGACCGCAGCCAAAGCCAAGACCTAGTTCAACAAGTAGTTCATCAGGTTCAAAGAAATCTGTTACACCAGGATGTACAGTAATCGTAAACGGTCAACTTCATAGAGATTCATATGGTGCTGGTCCTGGTCAATGGCGCAATAACTTCAAAGGTAAAATCAATTTTATTAACATGAAAGGATCACATCCCTATCATGTAACAACCATGTCAGGTGGTTGGCAAGGTTGGGTATTAGCAAGTGCAGTACAGGTGGTATAAATGAGCAATCCAGTTGAATTGATTATACAAAACGGAAGCAAAGCATATGCGCCTGTTTTAGAAGAAGGGATTGAATGGACTACTGAAAGAAAAGGTGTTCCTGGTAAGTTAACTTTCAAAATTCTTGATGATGGTAAGATAGATATTCAAGAAGGTAATGCAGTAAGGTTTAAATATAATGATAAAAATGTTTTCTTTGGATTTGTGTTCCAAAAGAAAACAGATAAATCAAAAGAAATTTCCATTACTTGTTATGATCAGCTTAGATATTTAAAAAACAAAGATACCTATGTGTATAGCAATAAAACAGCTAAGGAATTTATAAAAATGTTGGCTGATGATTTTGGATTGCGTACTGGTACACTTACAGAAACATCTTATTTAATTGAAAACAGAATTGAAGAAGATAAAACCTTATTTGATATGATCCAAAACGCTTTGGATATAACACTTCAAAATACCAAAGAATTATTTGTTTTATTTGATGATTTTGGTAAATTAACGCTTGATCATATTCAAAATTTACGTTTGAATCTATTGATAGATGAAGAAACAAGTGAAGATTATGAATATTCTTCAAGCATTGATTCTGATACTTATAATCAAATCAAATTAACCTATGATAATGATAAAACTGGTAAACGTGAAGTTTATATTGCGAAAGATTCATCACATATAAATGAATGGGGTATCTTACAGTATTTTGAAAAGATTGATGAAAAAACAAATGGTAAGACTAAAGCAGATGCTTTACTTTCCTTATACAACAAGAAAACAAAGAAATTAAGTATCAAAAATGTTCTTGGTGATACTCGTGTTCATGCTGGTACTTCTATTGTTGTAAGATTGACATTAAATGATGTAAAAATTGAAAATTTTATGATTGTAGAAAAAGTTAAGCATTCCTTTTCTAACAGTGAACATTTTATGGATTTAGATTTGAAAGGTGGTGTGTTCAATGGCTGATAGTATGAATGAATTGATTAAAATAATTGCAATGAATGCTTTTGAGGAATCAAAACCATTATGGGTTGTATATGGTGAAGTAACTAATACTGATCCTTTGGAAATAACTATTGATCAAAAATTGAAATTATCAGAAGATTTTATACAATTAACTAATGCAGTACGTGATCATGAAGTTTATATGACTGTTGATCACACCACAGAACTTGCTTATTTAAATGCAGATCACAACCATAATGCTTCTAGTTCATTTGAAGGTGATGTTTCAACAACAATAAAAAATAAAGTTGATCCTACATCAACTAAAGTTGAAAGTACCGCTGAATCAAAATTAAATGGAAGTGTTAAAACAGAAATTGAATCTGTTCAAATATCATTGAACCATTCACATAGTTATAGCGGAAAGAAAAAATTCTTTATACACAATGGTTTAAGAAAAGGTGAAAAAGTAATTCTTCTTAGATTCCAAAAAGGACAAAGATTTTTAGTTATTGATAGGGTGGTGAAATAAATGTTACCTAATCAATATATTGATTTAAGTGAAGCAGATTTTGAAGTTGAAGAAAATGAAACATCTTTAACTTATAAAATGCAATTAACACAGCTAACAATAAACGGAAAAGCAAATGGATTAGAATCAATGGTTCAAGCAATTTATAAAATTCTAAATACAGAACGATATGAAAATCCTATTTACTCATTTAACTATGGTGTTGAATTTAATGATCTGTATGGTGAAGATCCATCATGGGTATGCCCTGAACTTAAACGAAGAATCCATGAAGCGTTAACACAAGATGAGCGCATACAAGACGTAGATTCTTTTGAATTTACAATTGAACACAACGTTATACATACATCATTCACAGTCCATACAGTGTTTGGTGATGTTGAAACAGAAAGGATGGTGAAATACTGATGTATGAAAAATATAGTTTTGATGAACTTGTTCAAAATATGTTGAACTATGTTATTGAAAATAGTGGTGTTGTTGATACACGTGAAGGTTCGATCATATATGATGCTATTGCACCAGCAGCAGTTGAAATGATGAATATGTTCATGGAAATGAACGGAATCATGAATGATACATTTGCTGATACAGCTTCAAGAGAATATCTGATTAGAAGATGTGCTGAACGTGGTATCATACCTGAACCAGCAACCAAAGCAATTTTAAAAGGTGAATTTAATATACCAGTGCCTATTGGTTCAAGATTTTCACTTGAAGATTTGAACTATATCGTAACTGAAAAAATCAATGATACATCCTATAAAATGCAATGCGAAACACCAGGTATAATTGGCAATTCTTATGTAGGTACTTTGATACCTATTCAGTATATAAATGGATTAGAAACAGCCAAGTTGACTGAACTTCTTATTCCTGGCGAAGATGAAGAAGATACAGAAGTTTTGCGTAATCGTTATTTTCAAACATTTGAAACAAAACCATTTGGTGGTAATAAAAAAGACTATATCCAAAATACAAATGCTATTGCTGGTGTTGGTGCAACAAAAGTAAATCCAGTATGGAATGGTGGTGGAACAGTTTTAATTACTATCATTGATTCAAAATACGATAAGGCTTCAAACACTTTAATTCAAACAGTTAAGGATATACTTGATCCTATGCCATATGGCAGTGGTTCAGGTGTTGCCCCTATCGGTCATGTTGTTACAGTAAGAACAGTTGATGAAATCATTATAAAAATCACCACTTCAATAACATTTGATCCTTCTTATACATTTGAACGTGTAAGGGAAACTGTTGAAGGACTGATGAAAGATTATCTTCTTTCTTTGCGTAAAACATGGGCATCATCCAATGAATTGATTGTTCGTATTTCACAGATTGAAACTAAATTATTATCAGTGGAAGGTGTAATTGATGTTTCTAGTACAAAAATAAATGGGAAGGCAGAAAATTTGAATTTGAATGAAAATCAGATTCCTATTTTTGGATCAATAACAAATGGTTAGAAAAATTGATATTATTCAATACCTTCCACCATTTATGCGTGAATATTTACAATTAAAACTAATCACTGATGCAGAAAATAAGGTTCTTCAAGATGGATTGAACCAACTTAAAAAAATTGATGATAACCAATACATCACTACTGCTGATAGCGTTGGATTGAAACGCTTTGAAGTTATGCTTGGTATTACAAATACACCAGGTGAATCAATTGAAAGCAGAAGAAAAAAGATATTATCAAAATGGAATGATCAAGAAACTTATACTTATGCGTTATTCCTCAAAAAGTTAGATTTAATATGTGGAACTGGTAATTATAGGATTGTTGAACATTTCAAGCAATATATGATTGAACTTCACACAAATTTGAGTGCTTACGGTGAAATGGAAGAACTTGAACGTGTAATTGATTATATGCTTCCTTGCAATATCATTATGAATTTATCTAATGATTTAGTATGGGAAATAAAAGCAGAAGCTGGCATTCTTAGTGCCAGTTCTTTTATTTCTGTTTTTGAATGTTCTGATTGTTTTAATGATTCAATAACAATCAATGGAAATTTAGATATTATTGGTGGTCATTCAACAATTGAAATCATGGAATGTTCAGATCAAGCAAATGAAAAGATTGATGTTCATAGTACATTTGATACTGGTAATGGTTTAAGTGCAATAATGCAAATCACCGTTTCAGATAATTCAAATGAAACTTTGAATATAAATTCTGATGCTTCATTAGGTGCTATTGCCACCATGATTGAAGTTATAACAAATGAAAGGTAGGAATTAAAAATGGCAGAATTTAAAAAGATTGTGATCACAAAGAAAGGGCAAGCCTTAATGGCTAAAATGATGGCTGGTACAGGTAATATTGCTTTTACCAAAGTAAGTATTTCAGATACAACTTATACAGATGCACAGCTTGAATCACTAACATCATTAACAGGTATTAAACAAAGCACGTTGATTAGTAAAATTACACGTGTTAATGACGTTTCTATTAAATTAGAAGCAGCAATCACTAATGCAGATTTAAAAACTGGATATTATATGCGAACTGTTGGTGTATATGCTAATGATCCACAAGATGGTGAAATTTTATATGGTGTAATGATTGCCAATGTGGCTGGTTGGATGCCACCATTTAATGGTATTGGTGCATCAAGTGCAATGTTCAATTTATATGTTACTGTTGGTAATTCAGGTAATGTTTCAATTACTGTTGATAAAGGTGCAGTTGCCACAGTTTCTGATGTACAAGTTGTATGGTCTGCAATAACAGATTTACAAGCATATATTGGATATAATGATCCTGATATTTACGGAGTTGAAGTTGATTTCAAAAACAAACGTTTTACACGTTTGGCTGGTGCATTAAATAAAACACCTGGTGCAGCATTTGATTCTATCAATATGTTTGGTGGAAGAAAACGTTGTAATGTAACAAATGATGGTAAAGTGGTTGCTTATTATGGTGATGCTGGTTATACAGAAACTGGAAAATTAAAAACAGCTATTACGATCGAAGAAGGTTCAAATGTTGGCACTTATGCGGCTGGTACAATTGTTCAAGTTATGGTAGAACAACCAAAATTCTATTATAAAACTGTTCCAATGGAACTTGAACCAATTGATGATGGATATGGCTTCCATATGCGTAAAGCACGCTATTATGTTTCTGAAACACCAAAAGCTGGTTTTAAACTACATCCTGGGTTTATTTCAGATGGTAAAGAACTAGAAAAGATTTATCTTTCTGCTTATGAAGGATCTTTATGGGATGCTTCTGCTTCCCTTTACATTTTAGATGATTCACAAGTTGCTGATTTTACAAATGATATGCTATGTTCAATTGGTTCAGTTAAGCCAGCAAGTGGATTGACACAAAACCTTTGTAGAACAAATTTACGTAAATTAGCACAGAAGCGTGGAAGTGGTTGGCAATTATCCTATGCAGCTACTGTTTCAATTACTCAAATGTTGTTCATGATTGAATACGCTTCATTCAATATGCAAGAAAAAATTGGTATTGGTGTAACAAACAAAACTGATGATGGAACAAGTTCAATGACTGAAATTACTGGTGCAACTGCAAACCTTGGAAATGCAAGCGGTGCAGTTAAAAATAGTAATGGATATACAGTTATATCTTATCGTGGTGAAGAAAACTTCTTTGGTAATATTTGGAAGTTCATTGACGGTATGAATATTGATCGTGCTGTTCCAAAAGATGGTAAACCTCAAAAACATGATTTATATATTTCTGATCATGACTTTGATGATACAGCAAAAACAGATGCTTATGGTAAGGTCGGCTTTAGATTACCTATCACAGAAGGTTATATTTCGGCATTTGGATATGATGAAAAATATGATTGGTTATTTATGACTTCTGAAACAAAAGGTAATTCATCATTACCAGTTGGTGATTATTTCTATCGCCATCCTGATTACAATGGTATGTTAGCTGCTCGATTGGGCGGCCGCTGGAGTATTTCTTCTAGTGCTGGCGGTTTCTCTTGGAGTCTTGCTGATGCTGCTTCTGATCGTTATCGTTATTTCGGCGGTCGCCTGGTGTATGTACCAACTGTCTAACATATAAAAGTACTAGGGTATGATGTATGTTGATATATTTAGCATTTTAAGCCTGTAAAAACTAATAGAGAAAAAAAGTTTTTTACTCTATTAGGCAGCAACTGGAATAATTCTTCTAATGCTAGCAGTTTCTATTGGAATCTTAATAATGCTACTTCTAATCGTAATCGTAATATCGGCAGTCGCCTAGTAAATGCAATAAAAAGTAATGTGCGAAAATCATCATACCCTGCCTCATGGCAAAACATAAAAATAAAAAAAGTTGTATTGGTAGGTTTTGAAAATTAACTTTCAATTCTCGAAGATTTGACTTTCACATTTGCATACAAGCAATCGAAGGAGTAATAAAAGTGAAGCGATACGGCTATTTATATGAAAAAATTTATTCTATGGAAAATCTTGAACTTGCACATCATAATGCAAGGAAAAAGAAAACCTGGTATAAAGAAGTTAAAATGATTGATGAAAACCCTGAAATATATTTGAAACAACTTCAAAATATGTTGATCAATCATACATATAAAACATCTGAATATATAACATTCAAAAAGAAAGAACATGGAAAAGAACGAATCATTTATAAATTACCTTATTTTCCTGATCGTATTTGTCAGTGGGCAATACTTCAAGTTATTGAACCATATATAATGCGATATTTTACCAAGAATACTTATTCAGCAATTCCAGGTAGAGGAATACATGGGTGTTTAAAAGATGTGATCAATGCAGTTCAAAAAGATGTTCCCAATTGCCAGTATTGCTTAAAAATAGACGCTAAAAAGTTCTATCCATCTATTGATCATAAAATTCTTAAATCTATTTATAGAAGGTTATTTAAAGATAAAGAACTATTGTGGTTGATAGATGAAATCATTGATTCAACATCAGGTGATATTGGAATACCTATTGGAAACTATCTTTCACAATATAGTGGAAATATTTTTCTTACACCATTTGATCATTGGATTAAAGAGGAAAAGCACATCAAATATTATTTTAGATACATGGATGATATTGTTATATTTTCAAGTAACAAAGAAGATCTTCATAGATTAAGAAAAGATATTGATGTTTACTTTAAGTCAAAACTAAATTTAACAATGAAAGAAAATTGGCAAGTATTCCCAACGTATGTTCGTGGTGTTGATTTTGTTGGATATAGAACTTTTTTGAATTATGTTCTTTTACGCAAATCAACTTGTAAAGAAATGAAAAAGAAAATGCGTTATTTAGATCACAAAAGAATTACTGGTAAATCATTAAACTATTCAGAATGGTGTTCATTCAATTCATATAAAGGATGGTTGAAACCTTGCGATAGTTATAGATTGGCAGAAAAATATTTTGTTCCTATTCAACAATTTGCTGATACATATTATCAGTTAAATATAAAAGGAAAGGTGGATAAAACATGAAAGATTTTGGCAAAGTGCGAAGCACTGAAAAACCTGATGAATTAGTTACAGATTCATTCAGTGTATGGGTTCATACCGATATTACCCCTATTTCAGAAAATGTTGGTGAAGAAAATGAATTTGTTGGCTTTGAATATAACATGATTCAGTATGATAAAGATGAATACATTCATCAGATTACGAAATCAACAAGTGAACAAATTACTGATTTACAGCTTGCTTTAACAGAAGTATATGAAAGTATGGGGGTGTAACTCATGGCAAAAGTATATTATGACTTGATCAAAAAAGGTTTAAAGACTATTGATGAAGTACCTGAAAGAATTAGAAAACAAGTTCAGAAATTGTTGGATAGTGATTCCAATGATTAGAATTTTGTTATATTTCATGACAAGAAAAGAGGTGAATGAAATGGCTGTAATCTATGCGACTTTGATTGTTAAAGGAAAGAAAACCTTTAATCAAGTTCCATTGAAATTAAAAGATCAAGTAAAAGAAATTTTAATTGATTTGGAAGTTCCTGAACTGGCTGAATAGCCATTTTTGTTTTAACTGGTATAAATATTACCATAAAAATAAACACCGCTTAAACACGCTAAAATAAAGCGTATGAGCGGTGTTTTATTAAGAAAGGAAAGGTGAATAGCATGGACTATTTGGAAATTTTAAAAACCATTGGTTTAGTAATTTTTGGCGGTTTAGCGTTGTATATTGAATACAATAAGAAAGTTCAAGAAAAGATTGCTGAAATCACTGGTAAAGCAGTTGCTTTTATTAAGGAAGCAGAAGAATTATATAAAGATACAACCAAGGCTGGTGGCGCAAAGAAAACCTGGGTTGTAAATAAACTTTATGAACTTGTACCAAAACCACTGAACATGATTATCACAAGAAATATGATTGATCAGATCGTTGAAAGCACATTTGAAGAAATTGAAAAATATGCAAAGCAGCAATTGGATAAACAAGTTGATAAATTGAAGTAGGTGATTTCATGGAAGCGTGGGTTGGAAAAATTGCCCTTTGGGTAATTGGTTCATTATTCACAATTGAAATTACCCCAATTCCTTTCAGTCCATTAAATTGGATAGGAAAACGGATGAATAAAGATATTACAAAAAGAATTGATAAACTTGAAAAACAGTTTGTTGAATCTGAATGTGATACTAAAAGAACTGAAATCCTTGATTTTGCTAATTCTTGTAGAAATGGAAGAAAACATACAGCGGAAGAATGGGATCATATTATTGATTCACTAGGTAAGTATGAGCGTTTTTGTGTTGATTATAAAATTGAAAACGATAAGATGCCAGTAAATGCTAAATATTTACGTGAACTATATACAAAACTTTCACTTGATGGAAAGTTTGAACAAAAGAAAAAATCAGGGGAATTGCTCGATTGTGAGTAA